CATGCCGCCAATTTCAACTTGGATTGCACATAACTCACTGTTTTTAAAAGGTGAGTTTGGGCTTCTTCAGAAGTGGATGTCTAAATCTGACAAAAACTTCCAAAGAGGTATCCAACTACTCCAGATCTATACTTTGTCCTATGCTCAGGGAATTACTCCTAAGCAAAAAGAAAAGTTTATGACTGGTGTTACAGCTTCACCCGCTTCGCCATCTGCTATATCATTTGCTGTTGATATAGTAGATAAAGGTTTTAACCTGTTGCCTTCTGTAGTGAAGTACAAAAAAGCTGGTAAACCTCAACCTTTGGTTGATATGTTACCATCTCCTTGTAAACGAGCTCCTCTTCCGGATGGATCTGTTCCAGAAGTAGAAGGAATCGTTGACTCTCTACGCTTTCTTTTTGAAAGTATAGAAGGTGCTTCACATTATAATCGGTACAAAGATAGTCATTACAAACCTGCTTTAGATGGTTTGTGGGACGTTCTTTGTGATCCTTATAACCGAAAGGAAAATAAGGATTGTTTTAAACCGATGAAGCAACATGGTTCATTCCTTGTGGGACGTATTGGTTTGATCCAGGAAGCAGGACGGAAACTCCGTGCTGTTGCAAATCCTGGGCGTATTTTTCAGCGGGTATTAGAGCCTTTTGGTAACCGAATTTATGATTACCTTAAAGACTTACCGTTTGATTGTACGTTTAACCAAAACAAGGCCTTTCCTGTTTTACAGGAAGCGCTGTCTCACGGCAACATGATTCACTCCATCGACCTCTCAGGCGCCACAGACTATTTTCCGCTCGCTCTACAGGAACATCTTCTTCGGAAGATGTTTCCTGATATCGAGGTAAATTTGTTCTGTGAACTGAGCAAGGCCTCATGGTATATGCCCCAACATGGGGAAATATCATGGCGGCGAGGTCAACCCTTGGGTTTATATCCGAGTTTCGGTGCTTTTGCACTGACTCATGGATGTCTTCTCTTGGGTTTACTCAACAAAGAATGGAATAATCAGTTCTTTGTTCTTGGTGACGATGTAGTGATCCTTGATGATCAATTGGCACAAGATTACTTCCAAGTGTTATCTTTTTTGGAGTGTCCTGTGTCCATCCCTAAATCTCTTCACTCAAACAAGTTATGTGAGTTTGGTGGAAAGATTGTAACCGCTTCTACTGTTATTTCACAGTATAAGTGGAGGGAGATTTCTGACGAGTCTTTTATTGACTTGGCAAAAATCATTGGTCCCAAGTCCCTCGCACTCTTCAAACCTCGTCAAGTAAAAATCTTAAAAC